CATTTCAAACAAAACAGCATCTATAGCATTTTTCATATTAAATCCAATACTAAGTTTATGTTCGTATGATGATTCATCCTTAGTTGTAGCTAAATTAATAGTACCATCTTTAGATGTATCAGCAGATTTCCAACTAGTAGGAATAGGAGTAATACCTCTATAAATACCAGTTAACCATTCTTGACCTTCCATTGATACATACTCAATATTTTCATTCGCATAACTCATTACAACACCAGTACCTGAACTTCTAGGTAAACCACTTGAATGTAAATTACCATTCTCAATATCTAAGTCACCAAGTAGTCCTTTTTTATCAAACATTTTATCATGTACATATGTAATAGTATCCATTTCAGGAGTAGTATATACTGTAAATGGTTTACCACCATACGCTAATCCACCTGATTTGCTATTTGTAATTCTATATCCGCCTAATGTTTCATAAGCTTTATCAGCTTTAACTTTATCAACTAGCATATCATTTAATGCTCTACCAAACAAAAGTCCACCATGAACTACTTTATTACTAGACCTTTCACTATTACTTCTACTAGTTAATAATGTATTATCTAATAATGAAAAAGGTAAATTATTTCCATACGGAATATAAGTACCCATTGTTTTAATTGTTTCTCTTACACCTGCTCCAATTGGAATAGGTTTATCATTTTCATAATACTTCAATGCAATTTCTCCATCTGCAGCTCTATTATATTTTTGTATATATATATCATTATTTAATTGCCTTCTCATCCATATATCTACTTGACGTTGTTCTTCATTAATCCATAAATTAGTAGGACTTCCATTATGAGTATCATTACCGCTAAATTCATAAACAGATACTTTATTAGAAACATTACCTTGAATTTTATGAGTATATCTTGAAAAACTAACTTGATTAGTCATTTCACCAGGTGACATAATTCTATGCTCATTACCTAATGAACCACTCTCAGGAACTTTAGGTGGTGTTAATGCCCATACTTTACCTGCTGCAAATTCACCTGCTGGTATATAATCAGTTACAATACCTGCTCTTAATTCTAATTGATAATCAAATTTACCACTACTCATTGGAGTAATCTTTGAAATTTGTACTTCATAATCACCAGAAGGAGATAGCAAACCATAGTCAACAATACCCCATCTATCTTCCATTGCAATATTAAATTTAGTATTACCTATACCTAATTTAACATTAGTTGCATTTATGATACTATTAACAGTTACAGTATGTCGCATTTTACCCATAGTTGCCCATTTGTACTGCACATCATTAACTGTTGCTTTATTTCCATTTTCGCCAGTAACTTTTCTACTGCCACCACGACTAGCTGCCATAGCTAAAAATGAAAATTCAGTAGCATCTTCTTCTCCATAAGTATAAGTCATTTTCTTACTTATAGTACTCATTTCTGTTACTCCTAACTTAGCTAATGCATTTTCATCACTATATCCTCTACTATCGTAATCATCCGATTTTAATCTTCTTATTGTCATATTTATTATTTTTATTATTATTAATTAAACTATATTATTAATGCCTGTTTTTACATTTTGTGTACTTTTACCAAAGACATCTTTTAACTTAGTACTTCTAGTACTTGCATTTTGTTTATTTATTAAATCTTTTAACGCATTAACTTGTTTAGTATTATTAGCATTATCTACAAATTGTTTTTTACCACCTGCAAATTCTACCAACGCATCAAACATTTTAATTTCAAATGTACGACCCATTGTATTCTTTTCATATTCAGTAAATACTTCACCAGTATCTTTATCTATATATGCAGGTTCACTATACCACTTAACAAAATCTTCTCTTGTAACTAATTTAATACTACCATCCACATTTCGTTTAATATGTTTAGGTATATTAATAGTTTCATTGTCAATAATAACTTTACCTTTAGTTACTTTCCTGGTAATACGTTCTTTATTTTTAATAATTACATTACGTTCTTGTGTTTTTATATTTTCTATTTTACTTGCTTCAATTTTTGCATCTGCTTGTTGTTTATCAATAACATATGTTAATTCAGCATTAGCTTCTTCTTGTAATACATCATCACCATCTGCTGCAATTGATTCAACATATCTAGTGGCTCTATTTAATGCTTTAACTCTATCTGTATCAATATCTCTAGATAAACTTGCTTTTATAATTATATCTTTTAATGTATCTTTACTAGTATCAGCGTTAATACTTACTTTAGTATAATCAACTGCATTAGAACCTTCAAATGTTCCATGTTGTTTATAGTAATTAGCTGCTGCTAAAATATGTGGATTACTTGTTAAATAATCATGTACAGCATTATTATTAGCAATAGTACTACTTTGTTTTGCTATATGAGATACATATTTAGCTAATCCTTCATCTGATACATCAAATTGAATTTCATTACCTTGTACATCTATTGGTTTAATCCCTGTTTCAGTTTCTAATTTAGTATATATATTATCAGATAAAGATTCAGACGTAGTTTCAGCACCTATAGCTTCAATAATAGCATCTTTAGTTACTATAATTTTACCTTCCGTATCTAATAAATTACCTTCATTATCTAAAGTTTTATCTTTTAAATCTTCTTCTGATAAATAATTACTTAATAAATCTACTCCTTGTTCATTAACATATTTACCTTCTTTAAATTCAATAACAGGAGCAGGTGTAGGTGTATTAATATTAGTAGGTGTCTTAGCTGTAAAGAAATCATCATAACTAGTTACATCCCCCATTAAAAAGGATAATGTATTCTTTTGGTTTTGTAGTATATTTTGTTCACTATCTACTATTTCACCTTTTTTATTAATTATAATATCTCTATCTTTAATAGCATCTACTAAAATAGCTTCATTTTGAAAATTAACATAGCTACGTTCAGGATTAATAAAAATGCCTTCATTAGTAGTTCCTGTTAAATTAGTTTCAGCACTAGTATCTTCAACACTAGTTTCACCATTAGCTTCACTATAAGGACTAAAATTTATGTATTTTAAATGTTTCATATTTATTTATGTTTTATTGCAGTTATTTATCATATTTAATTATCTGTTGTTATACAAAGATACAACAAGTATCATAGTATTCCAAATTTTGAATAAAGTATGTATATAATGTAAAAATACAAACTTTAGAAATAAAATGGATTACTCTCTTATTTACCCTTTTTGTTTTCTTTAGCAATTCGTTCACTAGATGCCATTTTATCTCTTTCTAATTTATTTCTCATTGTATCCATTTGTTCATTATGTGCTTGTATCCTTTCTTTTAATTGAGTATTTCTATTCCCATCTTCATTATTATTATTATTTAATACATCCAATACTTTTCTATAATTTTCTTGTGTTTCTTTCATAAACTCAAGGTCAAACTTATCTTTATATTCTTCTTTTTTACTATTAGTTTCCATCTCTTTAATTTTTAACAAGTTTTCTTGTTCAGCTTGGAATCTTCTTTCTTCTTCTTCTTTACGTAACTTAGTTAATTCTTTAATTATTTTTTTAACTTGACTAGTACTATCTTCTAATGTAGCTTCCATTGCAGGAACATACTCACCGTTCTGTGCAGCAGCAAATGCAATATCTCGTAATTTAGCTAATCTTTCTTCTTCTTTAGCACTATTTTCAACATAAGTAATATATTCAGTATTTAAATTAGTAGTACCATCAATAGCTAATGTTTTAACATTACCATCTTGACCTCTATAATTACCTAAACTTAATTCAGTAGTAGCATTTATAAACGCAATTTTACTCCATGCTAAATCAGAACTATAATCATTTTCTCTAGATTTATTAAACATTTCATTAATAAATCCAATATTCTTCATACTTTGAGATAACATTTGTTGAGTAACTCCTTTACCATCACTTGCAAAACTTTGTCCATCTCTTTGTCTATTCCAACCTATACTATCCCATGCATTAGATTTATTAGAATTATATAATTCTATTAATGTACTTATTATTTTAGTATTAGCACTTGCAACATATCTAAATCCAGTTAAAGCAGCTTCTCTACTTTGGGGGTCACTATCATTATACATTAACCTACCATCTGAAATCATATATATTAACCTTTGAGAAGAACTTAATTTACCACCATGTAATATAGATTCAGGAATTAATTGAACATCCCCTGTTAATAAACCTTTACTAATATAGTGTTTTATATATGCGGATATTAACCTACCAGTAACTTCATATTGCCCTAATCTTTTAACTATAGAATGGTCAAAGTCATATCTAAATAATCCACGTTTACCTGATATATTAAGTTTATTTTTAAATAATCCACTCAATAAACCTTCTGTTATTAATAATGGTTTAGGTTTAGTATATATACCACTTTTATCATCTCCTATTCTTAACATTCTATATGGCATCACTATCCAATCCCACTCTAAATTTATGTCTCCAATTTCTTCATTTAGTATATAATCTTCAGTTACAATACTTTCTATTTTATTACCTAGCTTATCTGTAGATGTTAATATTCCTATTTTCTTCTCGCTTTGAAATATTAATTCATTAACTAGAACATCTTTATTTCTACTAAATAATATATCATCAGTTGAATTTAATACAGTATCATAATCATTAAAATCACCACTAACATCACCACCTAAGTAATACCTTAAATAACTAGCAGGTATAATTGTATCAGTATTATTGGCTTCATTTCTACTAATTAATTCTTTAATATACTTAATATCTTTTGGTTCTAACTCATGTTCATAATGAGATAATACTTCAAATATACTAATTTCTCTTCTCCATAAAAAACCATCATACTCATTAACAAATAAATTACTATTAGGTATAGGGTATGCTTCTTTAACATCTATATTTTCTTTTACTATTTGATTACCATATACTTTTCTACTCATATAATATTCTCCAAGTACAATATATGTAAAGTATGCTTCCCTATATAATAATTCATCTTTAGTCCAATCTCTAATAGCTTCTAATGTATTTTGTCCATCAATAGCTCGTTGGTCAAACCATTCTTCTTTCTTCGTTTCAACAAACTGTTCTATATCTGGTAACTCTTTACTATCTATACCAGTATCCATACCTTGTTGATTAAGATGATTAATAATAGCTTGTTCCATATAACTATTAACCTGTTCTCTAATTTTAGCATTTTGTTTTAGTATAATATCAGGATTATTTACATGAACTTGATAATTATGATTTAATAATGAATATTCACTCATTAACTTTAATAGTATATCCTTTATTAATCCTGTATCTTCAAATGATATAGGAAATCTAAATTCTTTAAGTTCTTTGTCTTTTGATTTACTAAAAGGCATAGTAATATAATCAAAGGTATCATCAGCAATAATACCATTTGACATATTTAGTAATTCAGTTCTCCTACTATCACTAGAATATCCTAGTGCTTCATTAATTCTATAATCAGCAGTACGTTTTCTAAATTTTAAAGCTTGTTTAGTTTTATCAGATACTCTCTGATTAGGTAAACTTTTATCATTTTTTGTATATTGTTCTTTCATATTAATTATTTCTACTAGTTACTAAGTCATGTAATATTTGAGTTGATTTATCATTATCTAAACCTGATTCTTTTAAATTAATAACCATATTAGCTAATGTATCTAATTCTTGAATACAAGCACATGATATTCTATCAAAATTACCTTTTCCAAATTTTAATAATTCTAATAAAAATGCTTCATCATATTCATAATGTAATCCTAATATAGGAGTACCATCTGTTCCATATCCTACAATTTCATACAAAGAACTCCGTAAATAGCCTAAAGTATCTAACTTTAATGTAGTAGTCATAACCACACCTAATGCAGAGTTTCTTCTTGAATTGTTATATCTATCTATATAATGTATAGGGTCTGTTATTATTAAATTAGATTTTTTCCATGTTCTGAAATTAGCTATTATTTCACCTCTATTTACTTCTGGTAATATTTTAGCATTCCATCTTAAACAAGCCTTTAAAGCTTCCTTATCATCTTGTTGTAATGTATTACATCTACCAGTCCAACTAGCAACTAATAAACCCCTTCTATTTTTTACTTTATATGGAGTTTTATTATTAGGTATCATTCTAACTTCTAATCGAGCTAATGAATGTTTATTGGTTATTTCATCTGCTTCTTTATCTACACCTACAGTATCATAATATACTCTATATATATTATCAGGTATTTTACCATTTAATGTAAATGGTTTAATATGCCATACTCTCCAACAACCTCTAACATCTTCTTTAGCTCTAAATGGTACATTACTTATATATGGATGCGTAACTATAGCATTCGTTTTTAATTCAAGATTAGTTTTAAACTCTATATTATCATTTGTTTCAACTAATTGTCCATCAAAATAAAATTGATATTCC